AATAAAAAAGGCGGAAAAGCATAATGGCAAAAAGAAGATTAAAAAGCCCTATAAAAACTATTAGCAGTATTGCACCTACTTTTGGTGACAAAAAAACAAAGGAATATTTAAAGAAACTAAAGAACAAAAGAAAGAAGTAGACATTATCAACCAAACATAATATAAGGAGAAACTATGAGAAATGATTATGGCACAAGATGGACTCCACCTAGATTTAAAGGGTCTTCTGCACCTAAAAAGCAAGGAGCTAACGCTCGACTTGATGAATCTTTAGGAGAACGAAGAGGCAAAGAATCTACGAAGTCCCAAAGCTATGCGTCTAGAAGAGACGAGTCTAGAGCTACAAAAGGCACGTAATGAGCTTTATAAAAAAACTAATAGCAAAACTTTTTTCTACAAAAAGTGATTGCGAATGTGTTGAATTAAGACAAGCAAAAATTTGCACAGATTGTGGAAGGATACATTAATGCCAGGAAAAGAAATTAAAGGTAGAAGTAAAAGAGCAAACTACCGTTATGGTGGAGATGTTAATAAATATGAAGAACTTGGAAGAGTAGATGCTGAAAAAGCATTTACTACAAAAGGTAAAAAGAATTTAAAAGACGAAAAGAAAAGAATAATTAAAGAATTAACATAATGTCTGACTACGGAATTCAAACTAAAGGAACAAGTCCTCTTTTAAAAAAACCAAGACCTTTAAGTTCTCAATCCCCTCATTTATCCGTTTATAAAGAAGGTGGAAGAATTGGTTTTAAAGCTGGTGGGGATACTAATTGGATTCAAGACGTTAATAAATCAATTAAAAAAAGAGGCACTAAAGGAAAGTGTACTCCAATCACGAAACCAGGATGTACTGGTCGTGCTAAAGCATTAGCTAAAACATTTAAAAAAATGGCTAAAAAGAGAAAAAACGCATAATGGCGCAAGATCCGCTACAAATATTATACAAAGTTAAAAAAAACACAGAAGCCAGACTACAACAACTAGCTATGAGTGTTACATCCGGGAATGTTGACAACTTTGAACAATACAGATATATTATCGGTCAAATTAACGCATTAGAATTAGTGCGACAGGATATCTCTAACCTGCTAACTGCCAAGGAGCAAAAAGATGAGCACAGTGGAACCGTTATCGACATCAGTCGAAACAAAAAATCATAAATCTGCATTATTAGATCAATACGCAGAAGATAAAAAAGAATTAAAAGAAAAAAGAAAAAATATTACCAATGAAATGGAAAAACTTCCATTACCTGTTGGATGGAGAATTTTAGTACTGCCTTTTGAAGCGTCAAAAAAGAGTAAAGGAGGAATTATTTATTCTGATGACGCGGTAGAAAGAGCATCTATTGCATCAACTTGTGGAAATGTATTGGCTTTAGGAAGTCAAACTTATGATAAAGAAAAATTTCCAGAAGGCCCGTGGTGCAAGAAGGGAGATTGGGTAGTGTTTGCACGCTATGCAGGATCTCGTATTAAAATACAGGGCGGAGAAGTACGCTTGCTGAATGACGACGAAATTTTAGCAACCATCAAGGATCCAGAGGATATCTTGCATGAAATATAAACATAGGAAGGAACTATGCCAGAAGAAGAAAAAAAATCTAGCACTAAGCTAGTTGATATAGATACATCAGGACCAGAGATTGATGTAACTGTACCCGAGTCAAAAGAAGAACCAGTAGTAACAGAAACGGAGACACATGAAGAAACTACTCAAGACAGTCCTATCACCGATGACACATCTGAGAAATCTGATGTCGAGTCTGATGTTCAGGAAGGCGAACAAAAAGAAACTCAAGAGTCTACTGAAGATTCTAAACTAGAAGAATATAGTAAAGGAGTTCAAGGTCGTATCTCTAAACTGACACGTAAAATGCGTGAAGCAGAACGTAGAGAAGCAGCGGCTTTGGATTATGCAAAAGCTGTAGAGTCTAAGCGAAGAGAAATGGAATCTCATTTTGTAAAAAGAGATTCTGTGTATAATAAAAAACTTGAAGAAAATGTAAAAACAGGAATGGAAGCAGCAGAAAAAGAATTAGCTGGTGCTATTGAATCTGGAAATGCACAGGCTCAAGTTGAAGCAAATAAAAGAATTGCTACTCTTGCTTTTGAAAATGCTAAAATTCAACAAACAAAAGAATATCAGGAAGAAGTTGAACAACAACCTCAACCTCAACCTAAACTTTCTGATGAACAATATTTACCAAGAAAAACTCCAAGAGAGTTACCTAATCCTGATCCTCAAGCTGAAGATTGGGCGTCTAGAAACAGATGGTTTGGTTCAGACCGAGCTATGACGTTTACCGCGTTCGAAATTCATAAGGATTTAGTAAACAAGGAGGGGTTTGATCCTAAATCAAATGAATATTATAAGGAAGTTGATCGAAGAATAAAGGTTGACTTTCCGCATAAATTTGATAAAGGTGGTAGAGTAAATACGTCCGAACCCGTTCAGACGGTTGCTTCTGCGAAAAGAAGCGTTAAACCAGGGCGCCAAACTGTGAGACTCACTTCCTCCCAGGTAGCAATTGCTAAAAAATTAGGAGTGCCGCTTGAAGAGTATGCGAAACAATTAAAAATCACGAAGGAGGCATAAGCATATGCAAAAAAACGAAAAAAAAATAACTTCCCGTGCGAACCAAACAAGGTCTAAATCTGAAAGACCAAAAGTATGGGTTCCACCATCATCTCTAGATGCACCACCAGCGCCTAAAGGCTTTAGGCACAGATGGATACGAGCTGAAAGTGTTGGTTTTGATGACACTAAGAACGTCTCAGGTAAATTAAGATCTGGATGGGAATTAGTGAGATCTGACGAATATGAAGGTTCGGACTATCCTGTTGTTAAAGACGGAAAATACGCTGGGGTAATTGGAGTTGGTGGCCTATTGCTGGCTAGGATACCTGAAGAACTCGCGAAGCAACGTAACGAATACTTCAAAAAACAAACGGAAGCTCGGGACGAAGCGATTGACAACGACTTAATGAGGGAACAGCACTCAAGTATGCCGATCAATATTGATCGACAAACACGTGTAACCTTCGGTGGTACAAAGAAAAGTTAATTTTTTAACAATTCTCTAACCAACGATTTAAATTAACCGTTCACCTTACGCTAAGTAAGATGAACAAAAGGAGTAAGACATGGCTAACCTACAAACACAAGGTAGTGGTCTATCAGCTTCTGGAATAATGGGACAAACTCCCGCTACTTCAGGACAAGGCCAATACTGGATTGATGCTGCCGACGGTACTGCGATATACAATGGTGCACTCGTAAGAGTCACTGCTGGTTATATTGTAACCGCTCAGGCTGCAGTTACCAACCCTTCACAGGGCGTCTTTAATGGTTGTTTCTACAACGATGCAACTACTTTAAAGCCTACTTGGGTAAATTATTATCCAGGTGGAATTACTCCAGCGAACAGCGAAGATATTCAAGCATTCGTTCTTGATAATCCTTTCCAGATCTACAATGTAGTTACTGATGCACTAGTCGCAGCCAACATTCCAGCAGCCCATGCTAAAATCATGGAAGGCTATGGAATGAATGTGTCTGCAACATCAGGAACAGCGTCTGGCGGAAGATCAAGTTCATCGCTTAAAGTATCTGCAGGTTCTCATGCAACAGCAAATCAGTTTAGATTTTTAGGTTCTTCTGAAGATCCATCTAATTCTGATCTAACCGCGGCTTGGGCCACAGTTAGAGTTGTACAGAGCTTGAACGACTTAGTTCAAAACACTTAATAGGAGCATATTATGGCAATATCACGAGCACAGCTAGTTAAAGAGCTAGAACCAGGCCTGAATGCACTATTCGGGCTGGAGTACAAACGTTACGATTCAGAACATGAAGAGATCTATAGTAAAGAATCTTCAGACAGAGCTTTCGAAGAGGAAGTAATGTTATCTGGATTTGCTAACGCTGACGTAAAACCAGAAGGTCAAGGGGTTTCATTTGATGAAGCTCAAGAGACTTTCACTGCACGTTACACACACGAGACAGTAGCTTTAGCATTTGCTATTACAGAAGAAGCTATGGAGGACAACCTCTATGACAGAATTTCTTCTCGTTATACAAAAGCTTTGGCAAGATCTATGGCTAACGCTAAACAAGTTAAAGGGGCAGCACCATTAAATAATGGTCTACCCGCAGTAGCTACCTTCAATACAGGTGACGGAGTTTCATTAATAAATGGCTCTCATCCTACATTGGCAGGTACTTTCAGTAATACTTTAACAACAGCGGCCGATCTAAACGAAACATCATTAGAGCAAGCAATGATTGACATTGCAGCTTTCACTGATGAGCGTGGTCTTAAAATTGCAGCTAGAGGAATGAAAATGATTATTCCTTCTGCGCTACAATTTACTGCTGAGAGAATATTAAAATCTCCAGGCAGAGTGGGAACAGCGGACAATGATATCAATGCACTTAAAAACATGGGGATGATTCCTCAAGGTTATAGAGTTAATCACTATGTGACTGACACTGATGCATGGTACATTATCACTGATGTTCCAAACGGCATGAAGTATTTCGATAGAGCACCATTGAAAACAGCAATGGAAGGCGATTTCGATACTGGCAATGTTAGATATAAAGCTAGAGAAAGATACAGTTTCGGCTGTTCTGACCCTAGAGGTATCTATGCATCACCAGGTGCGTAATTAAAATTAATTATGTGGCGACGCCTTAATGTCGCCACATTTTTCTGATATAATGAAAATTCTATGAAAAAATTCCTAGTAAAAATATGGGCTTATGATTATCACGCTAAATTTGAAGTTTTAGCGGAGGATACTCGTGAGTCTATTGAGAAAGCAGTCCTTGACAAGCTAGGAGAAAAAAGTGTAAAATGGGAAAAAACGGGAATGTATCGAGATACCCGTAGAATAACCTATGAGGAGGTTATAAATGACCGAAGACCTGTACAAACAAAAACGGTCCTTGGAGTTAGGGTG